TTTATCATATATACCATATTCCTCAATAGCTCAGTCGGTAGAGCGCATGACTGTTAATCATGATGTCGCTGGTTCGAGTCCAGCTTGGGGAGCCAAAACAAAAACATACAAACCGTTTCGATAATATGCGGCTGTATGGTAATCAAAAAGCGTCGGGAATAACTTCTCGGCGCTTTTACTTTTCCCTAAACAAAAAATCTCCCGCCCTCAAACGAGAGCGGGAGAAAATTTTATTTATCCTCTTTTGAACCTATCTGCATATCAGCAGCCTCTTCCGTTTTGGATTTAATGTTTTTCGCCAGTTTCAAAAGGAAAGGCGGCAGAGGTGCACCGATGTCCTTGACGTTCTCCAGAATGGAGATGATTTCGTTGGCGATGAGCCAAACAGCCGCCACCGATGCAACAAGAAAATGAAACGGTATCGTTACCCCTATATTTGCAGCGGCAAACGATAACAGCCAGTCCAGTATAGCGCCTACCGCAACCAGCAGCCACATACATATCTTTTTTGCAATTCCTCGGATAGATTTGTACGAGCATACAGTCTCCTGACGGTACTTTGCGGCACACAGGCCCGTGCCATAGTCAATGATGTTGCACAGTATCAGCACTATCATCGGCACGTAAAGCAGTCCGAGCCAGCTTGACAACGCCGCACCAATGGCTATAAACCATCTTTTAATATTATCCATGATGATCTCCTTTCTTATTCCAAGCCCTTATCCGATATCCAGCCGCCTAATGCAGGCACATATGACCAACCTGTGGCGACGTTAAGCACCTGTCCGCCCTTGACCCGGGTTATTACAGCGGCATCGGCAGAGGGAAGCTTTCTGACATTCCAGGTGCCTTTCTTAACAGTTACCTTCTTACCAATACCAATAGCAGATGATGTGCCGGGCTTTGTGGCGGTTGCACCGTCAATGGTGATCGTGGGAGCCTTGTCCAGATATGTAAGGTAAGGGCATTTGCCCCACCACTTCCAGGGTCTGAGTGAGAGTTTGGTTTTGACTACACCAAACTCATGCCCACGAGCCTCAATTACCTCGCCATTGCCGATGTACACACCTACATGACCCGACATAAAGACCAGTACACCGGGTGTGTCAGGCATGGTTGAGATGGCACCACGCTCCCTGCAATTTGCCCGCATCATATTTGCAGACACGTCCTGCGAGCTGTCATACTTTGGCGTAGATGTAGGGGTGTCAGACCAGAGATACCCCTTAATCAAACCTACACAATCGTGGACTCTTTTGCCGTACTGGGAGGGAAAGTTGTTATAAGCAGTCCCTTCCCATTTATAGAATTTAGGCCACTGTTTCTTCTTGGAAGTATACAGGGCTTCTGTTCCGATCTGACCGAATGTGCCATACCAATAGGGGAGACCCAACTGAGCCTTGGTGTATGCGACCAGACCGTAGTTTGTCTTAATCATTTTGAATTTCTCCTTATTCAGTAATTTCATCGTATGTCTTTTCAAAGATGTCGGGTTTGCAGGGGTATTTTTCGCCGTTAACCCCGGTGATAATATAGTCACCAACAGAAGCAGTCATATCACCTTCAAGAGTGTGAATTATGATCTCTTTGTCAGTCTGATACGCTTCTACCACGACTGGCTTTTTGCGATACTTCTTTGCGATCGGCTGATCAATGCACATTGTATTCCCTCCTTTTGTTATGCTTTCAGAGCGAAATTTTGTCTTAGCCATTTTGAATTTCTCCTTATACCTTAAAAGCAAAATTACCGATTATGCCTATATATGTCTCGTCATTTATAGTGAATATGCTGCCTCTGGAGGGACTCTGCATTCCACCATCAAGTGACATGATGTGATTTGTTATCACGCCCGAAGCGGCAAACGTAAAGGGCTTAACGCAATATGATGCGAAATACCCCACAGCTTCTTTTCCATAATATGCAGAGGTGCCGTTTCTAACGCCGTTTCCGGTGAACCAAATCAAGTATGAACCACTGGTATCTACCTCGATTCCAAGCTCGGTGCCATCGAACATATTCCCCGTATAAATGCCCATCATCCACGGCGTTGTTCCGCCTCCGACGCTGATTCCATCGGCATCAGATGCAATATATAGAAATGGGTCATTGGTAAGCGGGACCGACTGCGTTGACCAAGCCGGAGATTGGTTGCCCGTTTTAGTCGAATAGGTGATATTAGAACCGGACACTTCGATTACAATTGGCTTGTTGTTGATGTTTTCGGCAAGGGGCGTAAGCGTGCAACCTTTTTCGGTATAAGATATGCTGGTGACTGTCGTGAGTAAATCTTCTACCGAGTGGAGCCAACCCAGAATTTTAGTAATATAATTCGCCTCCGTGCGCTCCTCTTTGCTCATGCCCAATGTGGGCTGATATCTGTAGAGTTTTCCCATTTTGATTCTCTCCTTCCATTAGAACTTAAAGCATAGATTGGACCCACTCCTTGATGACCGCCGCATAGCCTGCCTTTGTCTTGTCTGCCGCTGCCATGCCCTTAGTGGGCTGATACATTTTTAACTCTCCCATTACCCAACCACCTCCGTGTCGGCTTCCTCAATCAGCTCTCCCACTGCGTAAATTGGAACTATCTGACCATACAACGTTAATCCGCCTGTTTTCAATCCGCCATCACCTCCCTTCTTGGCTACCCTAAAACGGTTGCTGTCGCTGTACTGACCAACGACTGTGACAGTGCCATTTCCATTCAGGTACAGCATAGTGCCGCCGCAGTTGGCAATAACAAAACTGCTGTCCTTAGCGACAGTCACTACACCGTCAGCACCTGCTGTGCAATCCGCATTTACTGTGGAAATGTACACAGGTGCGCTGCTATCGTTCCTGATACCGTAGAACGGATAACGGCGGTCAAATTCCACCGTTGTCAGACCGCTGACAGCTACAGTTGTTTCCTGGGTTGTTATCATATAAATTCCTCCTTAGGTTGATTGTCTTTTCCGATACTCAGCATATACATCTTGCGCACAGATATCCATTTGGGCTATCAGTTCATCGCCCGTAAATCGGGTGAACCACCAATCAGAACCACCCACACTAATGGTTAAATTCCACGTGCTTTTAAATGTGTTTTCTGTCACTGTACCATCCGATGCGTAATAGGTTGTAATCCCTGCCGTTGGCACCTGTATGTATTTATAAAATGATGTGATATTTACATTTTCTGAAACAGTCATCTCAGAAAATCGGTACGTCCACATCACATTGTGCGATTTCCACACATTTACCGCTATAATGTTGCCGTCATCGTCATAAACATTCTCTGCACTGTAACCGTCCTGCGAACTATCACTAGTTGTGGGATAGCCAAGATAAAGCAGTGTATCGCCACGATAAACACCTAGAATGCAAGTAATGATTTTTCTATCATCGCTACAATAGGTTTCATAATTATTTCCATAAATGTAGGTTTGGTATTGTCTAATCCGACTTTGCCATACCCCCTCAGGCAGCTGTACCAGTTTGGCGATGTAGTCTCCAAACAGCGGTATAACTGCGATTGGTGTCTGCTGCTCGAATAAATCGCACATATTCAAACAGCTCTGCGGCACATCAACAGTTACAGGGCAATATCCCGTGTATCCCTCAGGCGCATTATATACTCCGTTTTCCGTTATAGTTATGGGCTTGACCTTGCCGCCACCCGAGCTTCCGCCCCCACCTGCCAGCGCCTGCGTGATAAGCCCTCCGCCTAATATCATGTTCCCACCTCCTTGTAAACCCGTGTCCAGTGTGCATTTTTGCGTTTCCCGCCGTCAATATCATACGTCACCGTGATAGTGTACGGCTCGTATTCAAATACCTTTGTGCCCGCCGTTTCTGTTTCATTAGATGTTACAGACAGCAGCGGATACAGACAAAAAATCTCGTCGCTGTCACGCTGACGGATAAGCTTGTCGCCCAGGTCCTCATATTCCGAGGGGTCATAATGCTCAGCCACTGTTGACTTTCGCCTCCTTTTGGCACACAAAACTCAGCCCGTTTTCACCGAACATCATGCAGCCATGTTTCTTGCCCAGCTTTACCCGATTTTCAATAGCCCTGCTGTACAGATCATGATACTCACTGAAACTGCAATCCGCCTCAGGCGCAGAAACATCAGCCACGATTCCCAGTCCCGTGAAATCAAAATCAACACTCAGCACAGGAAGCTTGTCGCCGCCGTATGCGATGAAATCACCAATGTTGTACAAATAATCAGTGATCATCTGCGAACATTCCCAGCCGTGATATGCGTACTCACCGCCGCTGCCGACTATCTGCGATACCATCTGCTGTACAGCCGCCTCAGTCAGATACCGTCCCGAAATGCGCTCCGTGTGACGCCAGTCGGAGCCCGAGGCATACTCATTGCCATACGCCTCATCAGTGGCATATACGCCTGTTATGTGCTTTGTGCCCCGCCTGATGATCTCCGTCCTGTCACCCTCCGCAGGCACATCCAGCCCCGAAGAGGGCGCAGAAAAAGGCACAAACGCCAGCACTCCGCCGCCGTCATGCCAGTATCCCACATCATTGTGTGACAGGTCGCTGAGTATGACCCTGCACGTCTTGCCTGCGAAATCCTGATAGCACAGCTGTGCCATGCGCCCCGAATATCCGCCCTCGGTGAAACCGCACTGATCGGCGATCGCTCCCACTATCTGAGACGTGGGATACCGCTTTGCCTTGCTTTCGTCGAAAACCTTGTTGCCGTCATCGTCATAGGTGTACTCAAACTGATCATATCCACTGTAATCAAATGGAATATCCAGATTTTTACACAGATCATACGCCGTGATGCTTGCCACACCGCCAGAATAGGACTGCTGGGCAATGTAAAAATCAGGCAGCAAATAGCCGTTAAACGTTACCTTGCTGCCCTCGATAAACGGCACAGCCGACCATACATCACAGGAAAATTCCGTTGTGGCCACACCGTCAAATCCCTTGCCTTCCAGCGACCGCCTCAGCCTGATGTTGGCCAGTACGTCCGCACCGTATTCCGTACCCTGATAGGTTATCTTGTACGGCAGGCTAAAGGCCTGAGCCCGTGAGAGGGCAGGTCATAGATACGGATATGTTGTAATAGTCCACCGTGCCGTCGTTAAATACAGGCACACAGCGGATAGTCGGGCGGTCAAACACATTGGTCTGTACCGTGGGGCATTTGTATTTTACGGTCACCTCGTCCGCATTGCAGGCGGTCACAAGGGCAGCTGCTACCGTGTCCGACAGCACCTGAAAATCAGCCGACAGACTGACGCTCACACCCAGACATTTCTTACGTTCCTTGCCGTTTACAGCAGTGAAGCTGTCCGAATACACAGGCGCTGTTGATATATCTACAGCCTCGCATATAACGTGTTCGGACATATCCACATTGCCGATTTTTAAGATCGTATCATTCATGCTTTAACCTCCGCTGGCGGTTTTAGCCCGCTTGTTTTCCTGCGCAACAACCTTAGCCACATACTTGCCGTCCAGATCAACCACCTTGTAAACAGGGCTGCCCGATGAAGCAGATGTGCGTTTGACCGCCGCAGACGTGTCCTGACTGTCCGCCGCCGTTGTGTTCGCAGCCGATGTGTTGGCAGAAATGCTCGCTGAAGAGTTGGCAGCAGATACATTCGCCGCCGCAGCGTCAACGTAATTGCCATCAAAAACGTCCTTCATGGACTGCTCCCAGTTAGCCTTGAACGCTTCCATAAAGCTGTCGCCAAACAGCGTGCCTGCGTCAGTACCTAACTTCTCGAACTCGTCTGAGTTTTCCGTCACCATGTTGGCAATGATGTTGTTTACGCCCTCATCGTCCTTGTACAAAGACTTGATTTTCGAGAGCTTCTTGGGGTCTTTCAGCAGCTGCGTTGCATAGTCCAGCGCCGCTTCCGGGTCTTGTTTGAGCAGTTCGGTTATAAGGCTGTCAGGCACATTCTTTTCATACAGCTCGGCGATTTTTGATGTCAGCTTTTTCTTGGCAGCCAGCTTTTTCTCAAATCCGCTAAGGTCTATCTTGTTTGACTTGGTTTTAGCCCCCGTCCGCTTGTCCGTTTCCTCAGAGCTGTTGAAGATATCGCCGCTGCTTCCTTTCAGACTGCTTGCCAGACTGTCACGGGATTTTACAACGCTGTCATAGGCTTTTTCAAAAGTGTCTCGCTGCTTTTTGGCAGCGGTTTCAACTTCTTTCGCTGCCTTATCATCGGTGCTTTTCTGCTCTTTCAGAAGCTTAAGGTTATAGCCCTTGTACACCTCAGAATTGTGGTCAAGGGTCTCGATAAATGCCCTCTCCTGCTCCAGCAGCCAGCTGTCGTCATAGCCCTTTTCCAGCTGTTCGGTCTCCAGCTCCCGGAACTTGTCCTCGACAGAGGATTTAAGGGCGTTTTCAGCGTCCTTTTTAGCCTGCTCCGCTTCTTTTGCACCCTTTTCAGCTGCCTTTGCCTCGGTGTCCGCAAGCTTGTCATAATGCTCCGTTACCTTGTCATAAAGCTTCCACCACTCAGCGTCTTCCTCATTGCGGTACTGTTCGAGCAACGCCTTTCTGCCCGCCCAGTATTCTTCTTCCGTGACCTTGTGGACAGCATATTTGTCCTCCAGCTCTTTGAGCGCCGCATCAAGCATTTCTGACCGGTTTACCACGCCGTCAACGCCTGCATCGGGCATACTGTCAGCTATAGCCTCGGAAACAGTTGTGCCTGCTTCCTCCGCCGCCTCTGCCGTGTCATCAGCCGAGGAGTTCAGACCGTCAGCAAGGTCTTTGTACGCCCCTGTCAGCTCGCCCCTCTGAGCTTCCAGCTCGTCCAGAGCCGCCTGCAGGCGTGCGTCCGCCTCTTCCTGTGACCCAAGCACAACATAACCGTCATCTTTTGCCATATTGTCAGCAGCCTTTTTCATAGCCTCATTAAGTCCTGCAATGGTGCTGTTGGCGCCCTCAGTCCAGTCAAATGATTTAAGACCGCTTACTATGTTTTCACAAATAGACTTAGGCACATCGGTTATCAGCGCCTGTCCTGCGTCCATCAGGGCGACCACAAGCTTTTCGATGATAACAGGTGCCTGCTGCAAAAGCTGCGGGATTGATGCCGCAAGTCCCTCCGCAATGGCTCCGATAAGCTGCACGCCTGCGTCAATAAGCTTGTCCGCATTGTCCAGCAGCGTTTCGGTTATCGTCAGAGCTGCATTTACCACCGCAGGAATAAGGCTGTCCAGATTGTCCGTCAGCCCCTGAGCCAGAGCCAGCACAATATCCACAGCCCCCTGTGTGATGATGTCGGCATTGTCAAGTATTGCCGTTATAAGCGCCGTGCAAAGGTCAGCCGCCGAGCCTGCGACCTTGGGCAATGCGGATATAAGCCCCGACAGCAGCGTGTCGATTATCTCGTCCGCATTATCTGTTACAATAGGTATAGCCGTGTCAGCAATGGAAGAAAGAGTGTCAAGCAGAGCCGCAATAAGACTGTTTGCGCCGCTTATAACATCGGGGAGCATATCTTCAAGTGTCTGCGGTATCAAAGGCAGAATGCCCTCCGCAAGTTCGGCAATGCCCGTAGCCATCTGCGGCAGTACCGCCATAATGCGGGGCATAAGATTGTCGGATACGTTCAGAACGCTGTCAATAAGGTCAGATACGAGCCTGTCAAAATCCTGCGTGGGGTCCGCCATTCCTGTGAGCATATTCTGCCATGCAGCTGTCATGCTTGCCATAGAGCCCTGCAGCGTATCGGCACCCTCAGCCTGAGCATATCCCGAAAGCCCCTGCATCTCAATGTAGTCAACAAGAGCGTTCTGGCAGTCAGCAAGGTTGTCAATAGTGTATCTTGTTGCATCTCCCTGAGCTTCCTTGTATGCGTTTACCTTGTCGATAAGCTCCTGAAAGCCCTCTTTTGTGGGGGTGATGCCTATCTGCAAATTATCGAGCATTGTGTAGTTGTTTTTCATAATGCCGTTAAAAGCATTCTGAACATTCTCAGCTGTATTGCCCGTAGCCGCCACGATATCAGCCTCGGCAGTGACTATTCTGTCGGCAAGCTTTGCCGCACCTATCTCATCGCCGCCCATAGCGGTTTTTAAGCCTATGGCAAATCCGTTTACCTGTTCAAGATAATCGTTCTGGGACATCTGTACGTCCTTAAAGGCAGTCTTAGCCTTTTCCGCAATGAAGTCATAAGCCTCGCCGAACATCAATTTCGCACCGCCTGCAAGCTGTTCATAATCCCCGAAGCTTGCGATTGCCTCTTTGGCTAAAGCACCTACAGCCGTCGCCGCCGCAGCGGAAGCGGTAAGAGCAGCTTCGGAGATAATGCCCATAGTCTTAGCCGCAAGGCTGCCCACATTGCCCATAACCTTTTTGAAATCGGCATCATCGCCTAAGATCTTATAAGTGATCTCACCAACCGTCACCTGCCCTCACCTCTCATTCTCTCCATAGCCTCTCTGTGAATGCGCTCCACCTCGTCAAGCATAGCCCTGTCCCTCTCGGCAGCCGTCTTGTATCTTGGCGCCTGCTTCTTTTTCAGCGCAAAAATACGTTTGAGCCTTGACACCCTCGACCTTTCCGCAGAGGACTTTATTTCCGAAAGGCTTTCGGCCCTTATACCGATTATCCTTTTCAGCCTGCATTCATCGGGCAGACCCCGAAACAATGCACAGAAATCGAACCAGTGAAGCTTTGCCGTGTTCAGGTCAATGCCGTAGTGCCCGAGAAAATCCGCATAGAAATATGCCTCGTCCTCCGAGAAGTCAAACGACGGCTCATGTGACCCCATGGCAGATGTCCCCTTGTTCCTCGCTCCGGGCGCAAGACCCGAAATGTAGAAGTCCGTCATAGCGTCCGCCGCAGCCTTCTCCGAAACGCCCTCAGGCAGCCCCGCAAAGTAAAAACGCCCCGCAAGCGCACAGGCCTTGTCAGCGTCCTTGTCCGACATCGCCTCCGAGTAATCGCACATTATGCGGAAATCGGGGTCAACGGGAACTGGGATACTGTCAATGCTTATGACCTTTGGCTTCGGGCAAAACAACATTTTTCTCACCTGCTATCCTCTGCATAAACGCAGTGATCTCATCGTAAATGTACTTGAGTACAGCATATCTTTCAACGATGTTCGGCAGCCTGTCAGCAAATATCTTTGAGGCGGAACCGTCTCCGAGAATGCTGTCAATGGCATTGTCAAAAGCTAAGATCACCTTTTCCTCATCAGCCCCTCCGTCGTTTTTCAGGCTCAGAAAGGTGTCTTTTATGCTTCCCAGCCTGTTAACGAGCGGCTTCTGAAAGACAACAGGATACTTTTTGTCCTCTACCTCGATAACGCAAATGCGGTCAGTGAATTTAAAGCCCATAATATAACCTCCGTTTTTTTTATGAAAAAGCGGCACACGGGAGATCCCCGCATACCGCAGTTTCAGAATTTACTCAGCAGCCTTAGAATAATACTTGTCAGCCGCAAACTCAGGAGCGCTCTCACCCTTTTCGAGCTTCACGAAAGCACCGTTCTTTCTCTCATAGTAACTGTCATACTTGGAAGCCCAGTCAGCAGGAGACACCTTAAGAGCAGTGTAACCGCCGAAGCCCTCGAAATTAAGCTCTGTGGGTTCAGCCGCAGCCTTTTTGATGCTGCCGCCGATGGAAAGATTTTCCTCGGGAGCACCTGAACCGTCATCACTCAGGAGCAGAGAGCCGGAGCCAATCTCGCCCTCGCCTGTAAGTACGTTGAAATACGCATATCTCACAATAGCGTCCTGACCCTTTGCATACTTCTTCTTGAACGAGGTAACAAAGTCCTGGAAGGGGTCGCCCTTGTACCTGTCCGCCTTGAACTCAATGGTTCTCTGGTTTCCTGTCTTTGTGGTGCTCTCACCGTGGAAATAGTAGCTGTTTGTCTTTTCTTTGGGGTTGAGCGATGAGGAGCGGTCAGTAAATCCCATGTATGCCACCGCAAACTCATCAACGTCAGCGTTCTGCTCTGCCGAAACGTCAATAGCAAGAACCATCTGATCCGTAGTGATAAATCCCACAAATGCAGGGTTTGTCTTGACTTTCGCAAACATTTCCTTAAGTGTCATAAAATCATTCCTTTCATTTCTGTATAAAAAATGTAATTTCGATACCGGCGGTGTATATCCAGTACTGTTCATTGTGCATCGTTGGGGCAGGCAGTGAATTTACTTTTACCTTGACCTGTGAAATGCCCTCGATAACAGGCTTGGAAGCGGCAAGGGTCTCACATATGCCGCAGAGCTTTTCCACAAGCACAGCCTGCCTGTTGTTTGTGTCCATAGCTGAAACAGAAAATATTACCGACTGGATCTTGCTCCCGTCATAATATTTCTTTATGTCCTTGTTGCCCGCATAGATGATAGCGCTCTGACCTGCCGCCGATACAACGCCTATCTCGTCAATGCCGCCCAGCCTTTTCAGCTCTTCGGCAATTTGGGTGTAAATATCTCCGTTCATCGGTGTATCTCCTTTTCATGCGCACGTTTGAAAACAGCCTGCCACTGATCGCCATAATCGCTTTCAGCCCTTTTGCACCATTCGGGAGCTGCATTCGGATTTTTATGCTTTCTTGCAGACGGCAGCTTATATTGCTTTTCAGCATAGGGCATAGTCCATTTCAGTTCGCCCTTGTTGAAGTCGCTGTGAATGACTGACGATTTTATCAGATCACCCGAATCCTGCTTGCAGAAGTAATTGCAGTCTTTAAGCGCCTGCCCGGAGGTGGCAAAAATCGCTTTCTGCATAGCCTCCTTCATAGCTCCCGAGGATATACCGCCGTTTATATGAACATCGACCCTCATCTAAGCCCCACCTCCAGATGATGAATATCCCCCTGTGGTGTGTAAAAAGTCTCCACCTCACTCACAACAAAGGTCTCACCGTTAAAAATAACCTCGTCCCCCGTCTCAAAGGAAACATCATTGGGCACGGAAGAAAAAGCATCAAAATACATCTTTGCCCTTACCTCGGGAATATCGCCCCCGAGAGAAAAACGCTGAGAACGGCAAGGCTCAATGTAAACAAAATTGATGTCCGTCTCAAGGGTCTCACCCTTGCCGCCCCACCCGTCCGAGCTTAACTTCTCAATAAGCCTGACCTTGTGGGGAAGATAGCAGCGGGGAATAGGGGATATCAGCAACATACGCCGCACCCCCTGTATAAAAGTCCCGCCCGTTCAAGGTAACTCTCAGCCCGAGAGCATATGCCCCTCGCCGCCGCAGAACCGCCGCCCGAAGAAGAGCCACCCGAGGACATCGAGAACGAGCCGAGAGTGAAGCTCTGCGCCGTACCCGATACCGACATAGCCCAGGCATCAATGCCGCCGCACAGCCCCATATATTCAGCCTGTGCGCATACCGCAAGATCAAACTGCCTCATCTCCTCTTCCGTCTCGGGAGCACGGAGAATAAAGCAGTTTATCTCGCTTTCGGCTCTCGTCAGCAGGCGGTCAAGGTCGGGATAGTCCATACCGCCGAAAACGTCATAATAAAAATCCGTACTGACCGCCATACTCTCACCTTTCCTTATGCCTTGATGTTGGCAGCAGTCACGGTGATATAGCCGACAGTGGCCGCCTTGCTGTCCGAGTTAAAGCAAACTACCTCGATAACATTGCCCTCGGCAGCTGCGATCTCGGTAGTGCCGCTGGTAAGCGCTGTGCCTGCATATGCGGCGGAAGTCTCGCCGTAAACAGCCCTTGCGGAAGGATTTACCTTGTACGCATAAGTGCCGCTTGCATCGCCGCCTGCCGCAACGGTGATAACAGTCTTGCCCTTGGTGCTGCCTGCCGCTGCTGTGAGCTTAAGAGAGCCGGGAGCATATACCGCACGGATAGCCACGCTTCTGAGCACCTTGTGAGCATATGCGATTCTTCCCTGTACCGCACTTGCACCGATGTACTTGCCCGAGCCGTTCATGTCCTGGAGATGTACGGGAACGGAGAACTCTTCCGCTCTGGTCGCAAATCTGGGGTGGCCTGCGATCATTGCCAGACCCGCAGTCCTGTCATTCCATTCAATGACGTTAAAGCCCGCAATGCGTCCTACGATACCGCTCTGAACTACGTTGTCACCCAGAGATGATGCCTTAACGAACTCAGGGGACTTAAGGATAAATGAGTAGGTCGCAGGGGTAACCAGCAGATAGCGTCTGCCGTCATCGGGAATATTGGCTTCGCTCATCTGCTGCCTGATATCCACGATATCGCTGTAAATGCCGTCAACGGTAATCGCACCGATGTTGGTAACGGTAGCGCCTGCGAGAAGTACGGTAGCGCCGTCAGTATCCTCAGCAACGGCAAGGGCATAGCCTGCACTGTCAAGTCTGTCCGCAACAAGGTTGTCGGGGACAAGCTGCGCATCGTAGCCGTCGATAAGCTCATTTACTGCCTTTTCCTTGTCGATGGGGAAGTTGATGTAAGATGTGCTGCCGTGCTTAACGGGAATGCCGTTTGCACGGTCGTAGTCCGATACCTCCACCTCCGCATCTCTTACGGGGATCTTTACAACACCCGCCTTGGGGCTGCCCTCGTAGTCTGTGTTAAATACAACGCCGTTTTTCAGCTTGTTTTCCTGACGGATCTTTGCCAGGACCAGAGCCGAATATCTTTCCTGTGCTTCATGTGCCATAAATTACATTCCTCCTGTTTTTAGATTTTTATGTTGGGATTTTTCGCAAGGAACGCCGCCTCTACGCCCGAAGGCTGCTTGCCGCCGTTGCCGAAGCTTACCCCTGTGGTGACACCCTGAGGGGCGCTTTTCGCAGAGCAGAAAGAGGGGTATTTTGAGATGACCGCATCAATAGCCTTTTCAATGGGCATATCGTCCGATACCTTTGCCATGGCAAGGGCGATAACGTCATCTACAGCCTCGGCAGTTACGCCCTTGGAATACGCGCAGCACTTAGCCTCAGCCGCCGCAAGCTTCTTTTCAGCGTCCGCCCTGCCATTTTCGGCAGCAGATATCTTTTCCTGTGAAAGCTGTTCGGCAGTTTTCCGGCTGTCCTGCCACTTTCGGAACGCTTCCATCTCTTCCTTTGAGGGCTGTCCCTTTGCCTGCCTTTCAAGTCTCTGCTTGACTATTGCGTCAAGCTCTGCCTGGGTAAATGTTTTTGCCGTCTGCTCAGGCTCAGACGTAGATACAGCCTTTTCAGGGAGATTTGCTCCGCCCTTTACAGCCTGTGTGGGATCACCTCCGTAGGCTCCCGTGGAGCCATTTTCAGCCTTGTTGGTTTCGGTTACGGTTGTGTTTGTTTCTGCCATTATGATTACCTCCGTTTATAGCCTGTCGGCTTGTTTTTTCCGTCCTCAGTTTAACGCCGTAAGCACGTTTAGGGCATAAAAAAAGCAGCCGTAAAGCTGCCGATTTACTGTTTAACCCCTCGATTTCGAGGGGGATAAAAATAGCGCCTTGCCCTCTTATTGAGGGCAAAACGCTTTAAAAACGTATTAAACTTAGCTTTTTATGTAATTGGATTTTGCTATTTCACCAAGCTCAACAGCGCAAAAACTGATTGCAACATCAATAGCCTGAAGCGTTGTCGGTCTGCATTTAGCTAATGACGCACACATTTTTACATGCTTCAGAACATTCAATGCTGTTATGCACTCTTCATCTGTGGGGAGCTTTGATTTGGCGTTTGACTTTGATACCTTTTCCTCTATCATCACCTTAGGCACACTCTCGCATTTTATGTTGAAATGCTTTGCCACCTTGTCAAAGCCGCTTTTTAAGACGATATACAGATTGGGAACATTAACGGGATAATTCGCATTCTCTTTTTTAAAGCTGCGCATATCCTCGCCCGAAAGCAGAATATAATCTTTGCCGTTTTCACAGTGGCTTCTGAGAACCCCGGCAATAGTCGAGCGATGTATTCCGCTGAAATGCTCTATGTCCTTACAGGTCAGCACAGGCATTCCCTTGTAAAACTTATCTACATATTCATACGGCTTATCTTCAAGCTTAAGCTGTTCGTATTCGGGAGTGCCGTATGCTTCGGGAGTGCCGTATGCGCCTGTCTTGCGTATGGTGGGAAGCACCTCGTCCATTATCCACTTTTCAATCTGTTCAGCCTGCGGAAGCTTTGAACGGATAATCAGTCTCCAAAGGTCGCCTTCGGGAATAAGATTAAACGTCTGCTCGCCGCTTTTCGAGGGGAGGTGGTGTTTCACCACCCCCTTGCAATGCTGCTTAACAGCATTAACTGTGTCTTTGTATCCAAGCATAAAAGCACATTCTTTAGCTTTGAAGTACTCCTTTCCGTCGATGATGATAACAGAGAGCTGACCAAACTTTGGGTGCTTGATGACCTGTAAGTTTTCCATAATAAACCTTCCTTTCAATAATCTTGACAGAAAGCTCTATTTGATGTATAATAAATTTCAGATAGAGCAATCTGTCGGGTATAGCAGTAAATCGTAACTTTCCACGGTGGCGGTTTACTGCTATTTTTTGTTTATTTCTTCTTTTACCATTGCAATACCTTTGTGAATAACCTCTGCTTTGGTGATTTTGAGCTTTTCGGAGCACTCCTCAAGTGTTTTGTAAGTTTCTTCCGAAAGTCGAATTTCAAAGCGTTTATCACGTTTTTCTTGCGTAGGTCTGCCTTTAGGGGACATTTTATACACCTCCTTATTTGTCCGTACATTTATATTAACATATGTACGGACATTTGTCAAGAGGTTTTAAAAAATTTATTCCAACTGTACGAATTTCGTTCGGTTGAATTTTGTAGAAATCCTCACCCTCAATGAAATGCTCCTTGTTGCGGTTGAAATTTCTGCGGGCTGTTCCGTCGGGTCTGCCGTGTACAGTGTCAATGTCCTTGAATGTGACGACCCTCTGACCCTTGTATTCTTTAATAGATACGTTTGTATTGCCGATTACAATTTCATTCATAACATATTCCTCCTAAAATGTTTGACATTCCACAGAGGATATGCTATAATAGATTTAACAAATCCTCTGTGGTTTGGGCTATAACGGTAACGCTTGTGCTTGGTCGTGCGGCGTTGCCGTTATTTCTTTTCTTCTTGCTGTAGTTTGGCGTAGACCTCTCTAATGCCCTGTCGTATCACTTCTGTTTTCGTCATTCCTGTTTTGCTTGCACAAAATTCCAGTATTCGTACATCTTCATCAGTCATACGGATACGTGTTTCATGATTTTTAGGGTCTGTAGTTGGTCTGCCAGTTCTTGGAGACATCAAATCACCTCTTTTCTGTGTCACCATAAATATAATAACATATGGTGACACAAAAGTCAAGAGGTTTTTTGAAAAAATTTTTGGAGCATAAAAAATGCGCCTTGCAGCCAACTGCAAAACGCTTGTGTGGTCATAAAAAATCACCCTACTTGTGTAAGGTGATTAAAAGTCGATTATCTCTATATCTCCGCAAATTTCCGATAAGCATTTTCCGTCGAAAAAAGGGCGATCCATAACATCATCAATGCTGTTGACGGTTAAAGTGTTATCACCGCACCACATATCGAATTTGTTTTTTGAAAACGGGTCAACGCCACAGGATTTGCCGTTGAATTCAAATGTGAAATGTGACGCTATTTCACTTATTCTGCTTTTTATTTTTTTAGCTGTCATAGTATATCACCATTTTCCATGCGTTCCTCATCTGTTAGATTTCGGGCTTCACTACGGGTTACATCTCCGTTTTCATCATATGAATAATCGTGAGCGTGTTCACCGTTTTTGCCAAACGGGTGGTTTTTGGGATTGCCATGATCATGATTTGAAACTTGCTTGGTCTGCTTGCCGTTTCCATCATAATAGTTTCTGTCGATCCCGCCCTTGGCATTTTCTCTTTGGGTAATGCTGTTGGGTTCGCCTGTAAGGTCAGTCCTTTCAACGATTTTTACAGGGGTACCGTTTGCGTTTGTGGTCATATTCATTATACCACTTCTGCTGCCATTGTCAAGTCCTGATTTCGCCTTCCTCTCCGCCCAAACCGTCTTGCTCGACTTGCTCCTGTCATACCCATAAACCTGAGTGCGGTCATTGTGCTGTTTAAGCCCCGTCTCCTTGCAGTAAGCCCTGTATTTCTCCCTCTGATTGCGAAGCCGTAAAGAAGCTTTCTGCAAGCCCTCAGTGTCGCCTGTTTCCTGTAACATCATACATTCACGCTTGGCGGCTCTGATGCCCCGTTCCATAGCTCTTTGCTGCTGAAACTGCATATACCGCCTGTCATTTTCCTCTTTCGGATAAGGAAAATACCGCTGAAAATTGATGCCCGGAACGAACGGATATTGAACGTGCCCGCAGTTTATGCCGAAAAGTCCCGCAGGCTGACCGTAGCTCGTTTCCGAAAGGGGAGTGTAATATATCTTGCCGCCTGCTCCGTCCGTGGTCACACCCTTGGAACCGTCACGGCTGAATATCCTGCCCTGATAGGTCGCACACAAGGGACGTGCGCCCATATGCGAAGAGACCTCGATAAGATTTATCCCGTATTCATCACAACGTGCATTCTGCGCAGCCCTCGCCGTGTTTCCCAGCGTTGACCGCATATCCATCATTACATACGCCTCGGGAGACCATTCACGCCCACGCTTGTCAACGAAAGCGGGAATGCCCTTTTGAGCAAGCTCACGTATAGTCTTGCGTGTCGCTTCCTGCAATGACATCTGCCCCGATACAGCCTTTGCCGCACCCTTGCCCATAATGTCAAGAGCGCCCTGTCTGCCCTCGGCAGTGTCACGATAAATGGCATTCACAGCATTCACATACGCCGATTTTGCCTTGTACCCCATGACCGTGTTCACAAGGTTAAGGTCACTCGCCGCCTGCCGCTGAAACGCCTTGGCCGCACCGAGAGCCGATTCCTCCGCAGGAATGTCCGAGAAATATTCCGACAGCCCCGCAGCATTCGCCGCCTGCACCGCATTGTCAAGATATCCTATCTCGGTCTCAGCCGCCGTCAGAACAGCGTCCATAGCCTGCCCGTCCTCGACTTCCGAATACCCTGCAATGATAGCCGCCGCCCGCTTGTCGAAACGCCCTGCCCTCGCCAGCTGCCTTATCCGCCACCTTGACGTGTCGGAAATATCTCCGTCCCGTGAAAGCTGCGCCGCAATTTCCCGCAGGATATCATCTTCCATATCCAGCAGCACCCGCACAAGCGGAGCAGACAGCTCGTCATACTGTTCCCTTGTCATTATTCAGCACCTTCAAGAATTTTCTTTGCCTCTTCCTTGGAAACGCCGATAGCTACGGAAATGACGTTTATAGCCTGTCCCAGGCTCAGAGCACCCGACTGATACTGCGCCATAACAGCAATAAGGCTCTGTGTCTGTGCACCGTTCAGGGTCTTGCCTGCGGCTTCTTCGGCACTGTCAATGATGTCGTCAGTGCCTGCCGTATCATCAGCATTATCACCGCCCGAAGTTACAAAGCCCTCACCGTCCGAAACTCCAAGAACAGCGCTCTCGGCATTTATCCTCTCAAGCTCCCGTTTTGCCGCCTCTTCATCGCATTTCATAACTTCCATAATGGCGGAAATCTTTGACTTTAGCCCCGCCGTTACAAGACTGATGTTGTTTGCGATAAGCGTATTGTCATCAATAACAACGCTGTCCTTAAACGCCACAGTGACCTCAAGATCACCGTTCGGAACTTCACCCGTGATCATCGCAAGCCTGAGCACAGCCCTGCACATTTCCTCAATGAACTCTACCAGCAGATTTTTCTGACAGCGTATCGTAACAGCCGTCTTGTTTTCCTCGGAAACCACCTCGGTCGCAGTCTTAACACCGCCCGCCTTGTCGAATGACAGCGAGCCGGGAGAAAGCCCCACCTGAAAGCACAGAATATTCAGCAGCGCATTTATGCCGTCAACGTGCTCTGAAATTCTCAGCTCCACAGTGTTGTCGGTGATTTTCAGGTCCTTGTCCTCATCGCATTTCAGTGCCTGATAAACCTCGTCATCAGCGTCAAAATACCGCTCTGTCTTTCCCGTTTCGGGATTGACCACGGTGCGAATGCAGGAGCTTGGCACGATTATTCTCTTCTTTCCGAGAACAAACTCACGGGCAAAGCTGTCAAACGCCACATCAAGGGCTTTGAGCGTGTCCTCGCAGTTTGCAAAGCAGCTTATGCCGAGAGGCAGCTCCGTGGGAATGTTGCTTGGGAAATCGGTCTTGAAATACTGAAACAGGGGAGTGTCCATAGCATATGTAAACGTGTCTGCCATATCGGGATAAAGCACCGACAGCGGCACTCTGTCACCCGGAGCATTTGGGTCAGAAGAACGAAACAAAAAGCACTCCACAAGGATATCATCATCCTTGACGGAATGCTTCTCGAATAACGTGTAATAATATTTGCCCTTGGCTGATACCGTGCCGAAAATGCCCTCGGTAATGTCCCTGTTGTCCCATTTCAATGGGTAGAACTGCCGCCCCTCAACAAACGAGAGCCGCACCCTGCCCCGTTCTATGTATTCCCTCAGAACACAGCCGCCCTGAGCAAACGCCGCCGAAAGCAGTCGGGGAATATTCTTCCAGAACCCCTCACGACAGAGGAAATCAAGGATAAAGTCGTCATATTCCTTTGCCCCGCAGGATATGTCCACCTGCTCCGCAAAGCACTTGTGTGAAAATTCATCGCATAAAATCTTTGCCGTGTTCAGCATATTCATCTGCCGCACAGTGCCCCTGTTCAGCCCCGCACGCTTCACCTCACGCCATTTGGGGCGACCCTCGTAAATGTCCTGCCACCTGTCCATATAGCCGCTGTAAAAGCCGTTATCCCCGGGAAATTCTTCCTCCGGAAACGCCTGCCGCATTTTTTCTATCATCATCTGCCTGTCACCTCATTTCAATAATATCGCTCATATACGGCTCAAAGCTGTATTCAAAAGCGTCAAGGCTGTCAATGTTGTAATTGCCGTCATCGACACGTATATCCTCAGTAGGATCCTTGTCCCACACCGCCGTGCTCAGAGCCGCAATGAAATTTTTGCACCCCGATATGACCTGAAAACGCATTTGGGACATAATCATATTCGTAAGCCGTATGCGCCCGAGTATCTCCGTCTTTTTGGCATTGCGTATCTGAACGGGAAGCTGTTCTTCGGCACATCTGCATTTGATGCCCCTCAGAAGCGTTGTCTCTGCATTATCAAAATACGCCTCAGGAACATTGAAACGAGCCTGACAGCGGCGGATAAACGCCACCACATCATCTTCAAGTTCTTTCGGCGTAATAACTTCCTTGCGGTAATATTCATCAAGCACAACGATTTTTCCGAAACGGCGGCTGAACCCCGTGCATATTCCTGCGTGAGCCGAGCCGTTGCCGCCGAAGTCGAAGCCAATGGTTGCAAACAGAATATCATCGGGAACAGTGTCAATTACATACAGCGCAGGATTATCCGCAAACTGCTTGTAAATAACGCCCTCTGCAGATACCCATAAACCCTTGATGTACCTGTCGTGGAATACCCCCGAAAACTGCCTGTCAGCATTTTCAAGCTGTTCAGGGGTAAGAATGGGATTGTCCGACATCAGGAAATGCAGGTGCAGAGCCTTGCGCTCATCAGCCTTTTTTACCCACTCAGTGTAGAACCAGTGATTAGGCGTATCGGGATTGCAGTTGAACCACAGCTTAGCACCTTGCACCGACAGCGTTCTCGCTATAGCCTGATCCACGAAAGAACGGGGCATAAGTGCCACTTCATCGAACAACACCCCCGAAAGCGTAATGCCCTGTACAAGCGTATATGAGCTTTCGTCCTTGCCGCCGTAAACGAAGAAATTATTCCGTACACCGTTGTCCTCTACGGTCAGCAGATTTGCCGACCGTGAGTAAGATATGCGGAAATAACAGGTAATGTCGGCAATGCTCTGAATAGGGATAATGATGTTTCTTTCAGCAGACCGCACCGTCTTGCCGCATATGCCGAAGGTCGCCCCGTTAAAGCGTCTCATCGCCCACAGAATGAATGAAGTGACCATACATATGGTCTTGCCCGAACGAACCGCTCCATCGCATATGATAGCTTTGTATTCGTCCTTGTAGCACCATCTGAATATCTTCTTCTGCTTTGCCGAAAGCTTTTCAAACGTCATTCGTCATCAGCCTCCAGTGCTTTGTAAAGTGTCGGGACCTCAGAAGCCGCATTGCTTTCACTTGCAGCTTTCTCCCAAAGCCCTAAATGCTTTCCGAGAAGCTCCAGAGCCTTGACCTTATCGTATGATGAGACCTCAGTTCCGAATTTGCCTTCTTTTATGCCCGAAATGATTTTCTTGACATCATCGGGCAAGCTGTCAGTAGGGGTAAACTTAACACTGCCGTTCTTATCCACCTTAGCAAGCTCTGTACGATCAGCAAATGCAATAGCGGCAAGCTCTGCAATTACCTTGTCGGCAGTAACTTCAGTGCGCTTTGACTGCTTGGAGCGGAGCAAAGAAATACGTTCTTGAACCTTAACATTTACTAACAGTCTTGCCGACTGAACATCAGCCGTTTTTGAAGAATATCCCGCCCGAATAGCTGCCTGAGTAGCGTTTAAGTCGATGAGGTATTCCTCGCAAAAACGCTCCTGCTTCGGCGTGAGCTTTTTCTCTGCAATAATACCTCACCTCCGCAAATAAAAAGCGCCCCGAAGGACGCATAAGTTTTTTGTCAGCAAATGAAGCCCGCCGACAAGCGAAAACTAAGGCTCCCGCCCTCGGCTCGGCTTCATTATGTTCTTTGCTGATTATAATTATATCACAGAGAAAATGTAACATTCAAGCACATATTTTGCAAAGCGTACCCGTGTAAGCGAGTAATATGCTGCCGTGAATAATTCATCACGTAAGCAATATCTTCCCACCTCTGCCCGATTATGTACCGCCGTGTAAGCACTTCACGCTGTGTTCTGTCTTCCACAGAGCTTATAAGCCTCTCGGCAGTTTTCCTGCATCTGACCATTTCGGCAACGGCATTGTTCAGCTCCGTTTCATAATCTGCGAGACAACAGTAAGCCCGTTCAATAGGATTGCCGTTCTGCTCGTGAGTGCTGCCGTCGCTTTCATATCTGGCCGTCTTGCCTGATGTCAGCAGCTGCTTGTATGCATTTACCTTATCTTTTGCAAGTCGGTATGCTCTTACGGAATCTCTTGCCCCATTCAGCACCGCCTTGACCTCCTGCACAGTCAATATGCATCACTCCTTTTTCAGCAATTCGGGATTATCGTGAATGTTGCCGATGACCTCGATTTGTCTCAAATCCTGATAATGACCAAACGGCAGAGTTTCATTTTCCGAGTAAACCAGCCCAAAATATGCTGTCCCGTTTCTCTGTTCAAAAGCCACTTCGTGGATTGTATCGCCGTACCTTACGATATCACCCTCAAAAATCTTTGTACCGTTTTTGTCGGTAAGCCCTGTGTACTGCCCTATGGACTCATAATCAACTTCAATGCCGCTTACGCCTAACGTGTTAGTCATTTCAGCGGGTAAATCATACCTTTCATTATAAGGTCTGGTTAATAACCCATAGACCCAATCGCCATTTTTGTACTTTGTTCTGTAATATCCACTATCACGGTTTATTGCTTTTCCTCTGAACAAAATTTCACGTTCCCACGTTCCATTGTTTTCGCCTCCGTCCATCTTTGCCCCGCAACTCAGACACCATTGTGCCCTCTCTGCAAAATTATCACCCTCCCAGTATGTTTCGTTACACCGAGAGCATATGTATTCGTGATCACCGCATACATACCCACCTGTTTTTATCCAATGTCCATGCTTTACAGGCACAACATCATTTTCATTGATAAAATTCCTGCAAGCCTCGGCGTTCTTGTAATTTGCCCCGTCGATGCAGATTTTCTTATGAATACATTTTTCGCATTTCAGCATTTATCCATTCCTCCAATCTTCTCCCTTATTCTTTTCCCATATCCCTCATCACCCGTCAGCATTCCAACAATATCAGCAGTGCAGCAGGCAATGTGATATATCGTGTCAGCCTTTTCAGCCTCGATTTTAAGCTTATCCGCCTGCTTAATGTTGTACTGATACTGTGCATACATCGAAGTGTACCTCTTGTGCTCTTCAATGTCCTGCATATATTCCGAGTACGCTATCCGCTTCATGCGTTCGGCAAAATCCTTGGGCATATTT